GCTTGGCACACACTGTCGATACCACGTACCTCAAATAACTTATCACACACATCGGCATGTTTAGCAGAGCTGCGCATCAGGTCAACGACCGCTCGTTGGCGCAGACCCTCCAGACCTATCAGGAGCGCCTGACCCACCCGGCTGCGGAAGAAGTCCAACACCTCCTCCGGTGGGAGCTTGAGAAGCACCTTGAATGGGCTGGCGTCCACTAGTTTGAGCACCGCCTCCAGCTTCAGATTGCGGGATGGCTGGCTCTGGGATGAACTGGTCTGGTTGGTCATAGCCAAAGTCCTTTAGGATGCGCTTCATCAGTCTATCACTGCTGTGGATTACTTTTGTTAGATAATCAGAAACAGGTGGCGGTACGATTGGGTTGGAAATAGCCTGCATTAATTGGCCAATGGCTGTGTAGTGGCGTTGCATTAGGCCGACCATCAACATGTCGCTTTGTTTCTCGACCTCTTTGTTTAATGATGCGGTGGCTGCCCTGATAGGGATGCGCATATGGTTGGTGCGTACTGCTTCGAGAGCGTTTGCTAGATGGATAGCATCAAGGCCAAACACTGCTGCCCTGTCACCGACACCAAACTTTGCAAAGGAGCGAGCAAGCAAACTGCCAAGCGTCACATGGGCATGTCTAAAATCTGTCACTTCGAGGTTAGTGCGGGTAGTCCCTTCCTGCATTGATGCGAGAGTGCCCATTGCAGAGTAGACATTCTTCTTGGTCATCCCTCCCTGACCACCACCAGCAATGGCTGGAGCTACACCAGCCCTGCTCTGCACATGGCGCAAGGCCATTTCTTCATTCTGAAACGATGATTGGTATACGTCAGCTATCGGGATGGCTTCAATGTCATCCTTCTCCCCGATAAGGAGAGCAAACGGATATACCTCGAAATTGGAGTCCAGGTTCCTTGCCCTTGGGGAGACTCGTAGCATGCGAGTATTTGCTGCCGTAGCGTTGTCATTTCTCTGGTTATGGATCGTCGAGACTTCCTCCTGATACCATTCCAGCATTTCTGCGAATCCTTTTCCATACATTCCACCGTTTCTGTAGCCCAATCGCGCTCGGATAATTGGTAGGTCGTTTTGGGGCAGGAAGCTGAATACTGACCTGAGCACCTTACGTGTGGCCTTATGATAGCTGATGATAAGCCTGAATTTCCTGCCATTGTGGAACCATGGGAAGTAGCATTCATAGATATCCCACTCTGCGGTAGCTTCGCTGCCGCCGCGCATTTGAATGCCTTGATCTTGCATTTCCTGCATCTTCTCGAAAGCCATCTGTCCACGGTCAGGATGGCCAAGGAGGTCTAGGACAGCTGCCTTGTCATAGTGACCAAGAAATGCCCTCTCTTCCAATTCAGGCTTTCGTAGGGTGCGCTTTTGAGCCACAAAGCCTGACTTCTGCAATGTTGGTGCATCTGGTACAGCTAAGATATCTTCATTACGCAAATTTTCAACTTGTGGTCCTGAGTAGAGTGTTTCATCACTTCCCTCAATTCCCTTGCGGCCACGCTTGGCAGAGGTGTAGCCAGTGACCACTGCCTCCACCCTATGTTCATAAGCTAGTTTCACAAAACTTGTGCCTAACTTACAGGCATCTGTGTACCAAATCCCTTCTTTGCGGAATAGGTCTAACTCAGTCGGCTCATAACCCATCAGGTCCATGAAGTCTTCTAAAGCCTGACGCTGTTTCTCTAATGCTTCCTCTTCACCTGGTTTCGGTTTGGCATAGTTCTGGAATATCCATAGTGGGTGGGTAGCATAATGCACACCCAGTACCCATGCAACAGTAGTGTCAACCGTTTCACCAACTACCTGCACCACTACGTTTGATGCATTAGGCCATGGGAAAGACTTGGTTTCAGTTGCAGGAGTGCCGTCATAGATTTTGCGCATCTTTGGGATGCGATTGGTGTGTAAATCCTTGTGAGAGTCAATCAGCCACTCAAGCTGGTCGAACACAAATGTTTCGATCTCACCATCCGTGTCTGGACCAAAACGGGTGCTGACTAGTTGGATGTCAGATATCATAGATGTCCTGTCTGATATCCTTTGGTTGCTTCTATCCACAATGCTCTACTCTCATGGTTGCGCTTGTGGAAGTCTGCTTCTTTGTCATTCCTGCAATGCACTTGGAAGTTACAGGTGCAGGTAACGAGCACTGGGTATTTTGGATTGTCGGTATCTGTAATAGTTATCTTATGTTCCATCTTAATAACCCGCCACGTTTCGTTTGACGCTTAGTTTTTCCTTGTGCTGACGCTGACGCTCTGTGAACTCCTTAACCCTGATCGGTTCCACCACCTGAATAATATATCCGCAACAATCCAGCACATCGACAGGATACCTAGTAGAATGCGTATAACGACAAAATTCGTCGAGAAACGCCGACTGGTCCCTCCTGACATAGAACTTGCCTTGCTCAAACAGTGGAGCAAGGGCATCTATCCTTGTCCACTTGGCGTTCTTGGAACGCTCCGTCTTCAATTCTCTCACCCTTAGCTGCCTCTTTTCAATCTTGTTGCGATACTCAATATGGTATTTGAGATACTTCTGAGCTGCCACTGTTTCTAACCAGAACTCTGTCATCTTCCAGCGGTCTGCCATTTTATAGACATTAGCCATTAGATCGTCATAAGACATTGACTTGGCCCAGACATCTAGCAGGTAGAAGTTATCAGTCTCAGGGTGGAAGCCAATAATTAGAATCGCGTGGTGAGCACGGCCATCGGTACCTGCATGGTTAGGATCAACAATCATCACGCGATGGAGCCAGGAAGCAGAGGTGTCTTTGATGATCTGCCCCTCACGCGCTTCATGGGTTAGCATCATTCGCTTGCTGCCGTCTGATGCTTCCTTAGGAGAATAATAACGAAGCCAGTCGGGTTTGAACACCACTTCATCAGCCATCAATGATTGATTGAGGTATTGATGACTGAACAAATATGGCCCCTGCACCCTGCGAATACGCTCTAAGCGCTCTATTGAGAATTCTTCGGGAAAGATAGGTTGACCAGGTTGATGAAGATCACAGCAGCCGCCAAGAGCAGAATGACTCTCAATGATAAAATCGGGATCATTATCACGTATCCAACCATTAAGGTCAAAAGGACTCCACCTATTGCCCACAACAATCTGCGTGCGTTCTGGTCCATCGAATGCTCCCTCCACTAGTTTGTGGTATTCAATGACATCCTCAATCATCACATCTGATTTGGCAGCTGCCCTTCCCACAAGGTCATCCTCGATCATTCGCTCATAGTGTCTGGACTGAAGCGCACCACCGACACCTAAATAGTCAAATGTTCCTTCACCATTAGAGTGAAACACAGAGTTAGTTACCGACTTGGATTCACTGTTCCAGACTGATTTGGTGGTGGGTTGAATTTCCGGGAATAGGTCGATGAACCTGCTGTTACTTTGAAAGTGCTTGTCGATGCGAATGCCCATGCGAGTGGCGTTGCCGATGTTCTCAGAGATGGTTAGGATGCGAATACCTGGGTTGTGTGCCCACTTCATCCACCTAATCCATGCATCGTCATAGCCAAGCTCGCGCATGGCAGCCTCGTCACGGTCATCAAATGGCAATGACCACCAGACTGGAAGACCTTCGGTGACACAGGTGGTCTTGAAATGATCCCGGGGAAGCTCTAATAGAAAATTGACATTTTGGCGTTCAAGAGTTTCACAGATTGGTTTATGGAGGTGTTCGACTAATCTATTTTTCTGGAGTACAAATTTCTCAAAGAAATATAATGAACCAAGAGCATTTAAGCGCAATATCAGAGAAGCTCCAGCATCATCAGGAACTGGCAGAATCTCCCATCGTTGGCTATTCGTAGTCAATGACTACCTCACGACCTGGATCGGCTTCTCGCAGCTTATTAGCTAATGCAATGGCATCATCTTCAGTGTCAGTCAAGTAGGTGAAGTTTCCACAAGGACAACCATATCTATCACCTGGCCTGCGTCTCATCCAATGCCCACACTCAGGACAACGTAGCTCCCTTGGGCCTTTCTCAATTAATGGCTTGGTTTCCATCTGGCAGCTCAGGCAGTTTCACTTTTGGTGTCTTCAGCTTATTTACAATATCCCTTGCTTGCTGTAATTCATCAGCCGAGAACTTGCTGGTGATCTCATGGCGGATCACTGGGCGTTCCATGTCTGGATTGAAGTCGAATGCGAGGCGAGCTGCTGCAATGCGCACCTTGTCGTCTTCTGAATCAAGGCAATCGTCAACTGTCAGAAGCGCTTTGAAGCCAACTGATTTCATCATCTGTTGGATTTCAGCGCCTGCCTTTGAGAGCGTTTCAGCCCACAACCCAAACCTTCGCTGCTTATACATACCAGCAAACTCCTGGTAGGTGTCATCAGCAAGAGTTGCCTTGATATCTCCCTCGGCATATTCAACCAAGTGCCGAGATAATGTTACAGCATTGACAGGCAATCCCATTGATTCTAAAGAAGCCTGAGCCTTGGCTAGACGGTGCCAATCGGTGGATTTAGTCAGTTTTGGCATTGGTTAAAGTTACCTTATCAAATTTTGGGGTGAGGATATGTGCGCAGTGTTCAAGGGCTTCGATGTAATGTTTTGCACACATTTGCGATTCGCGAATCTTGAATGCAGCAAATTCCATGCACCCTTCTGCATAACAGTCATTCTTTCTTGTCTGCTTCGTAGACATTGCAGCACCCACCATACTCAATAGCGCCCTCTACTTTAGAGCACTCACCTGACAGTCTACCATGCTCGGTGTAGTATTCGCAGCGGCCACAATAGGTTGGAACGTCGTCGCCTTCAATATAACCAACCACTTCCTTTGACACCAAGCGCAGTGGCTTGGCTAAGTAGTATGGTTGACCCTTTAGAAACTGAGTGCAGGTGCCGTGTTCGCCACTGACTTTTGGTTCGGTGAGGATCAGACACTCAGAGGTCTTCTCAATGAAGTCTCTACATTTTGAACACTTCGTACCTATCTGCTCTGTGCCAACTAGTTTAGCTGATAAGTAGCCTGCTGCCGACTTGGATAGCTTAGATGCCAAGTGAGTCTCTCTGATTCTGCACCGCTCTCAATTCCAGATGACCCTGCACTGATGCGAGAATCTCTGACTCATGTAGGATGCGTACAACCAGCTTTGCACCAGCCCTCTCCAAATCCATAGCATGGCCAGCAAAGTTGGAGTACAACACATTGTCACCGACCTTGAAGTACTTAACTTTGTCACCTGTTGACACCACCTGACCAGTGGATGGTCTGCGCTGGCTGACATCTGGGACCACCAATATGCCACCCTTCCCATTGCACTCAGGGCAGACAATCGCCTTGCTCCCCTCACAGTCAGAACATTTCACTTCAACTACTTCTCCTCCTCTAGTTCGGCTGCGTGTTCCAACTCCCCTACAAGCTGGGCAGGAGAGTTTTCCGACCCCATTACAGGTCCGACACTCATATCCAGACTTGAACTCATCTTCTGAGATGAGCAACCTATCTCCAAAGGCTGCGAACTTAATTGCTCCAACCTCGAACCAGATTGGACTCCAATTGTCTGTTGCTTCTGCTGTTTGAGCCATGCTATCTCCTTTTTCGTTATGATGTAGGCTTTCTCGAAAACGATGCCTAGTTTATCCATTAGCCACTCTGCTTCCTTATCCGACATCTTCTTAATCACCCGCTTCATCATCACTGACTTGTACTTCCCATGTAAAGTGCGCAATAGTTTCTTGTGCAACACTGGGTTAACTGCCCTCACCCCCTCGACCCAAGGTGGTACTAGGTATGGTCTGGATGTGAGAAAGTCCTCAGGTGAGAGGGTGCGTAGGGCTGCTATCTCAAACCTCAAGATATCCTCATCCACTTTGCGCCTAAGTAGTCGTCGAAACTTGGTCTCTTCGTCAAGTGCCCACCTCATTGGCATCCTGATCTGCCACCCTTTTACCCCTTGACACTTGGCACAAGTCCAGCGCCAATTCTTGGTATCCAGGTAGAGAAACTTAGTCGTAAACTTCCCACACGCCGAGCACACTAATGTGGGCCTAGGTACCCCATCAGCCCTCTTAGTGCCATACTCCACCTTCACAGGCAACCTTTTTGTTTCGTCATTTGCACCATATCTCAGTCTAATATCATACCCTTGTGCAGTAGCCCTAGCCCTACAGTGAAACCCTAGGCCGAGCTTGATCCAGACACGGTTGTAGGCTGAAACTTTGCAGTCGTGCAGCGTCAATGGCAACATGTCAACCCTAGTGCGCATAGCATCAACATGATACCACAAATGGATATGAGAGGCAAGTTGTATAAAGTGAAAAAATTTATAGCGGTGAGAGTACATGTGCAAGCTGCCACCCCCTCTTTTCTTGGTCCCAGATGGCAAGGGGCATAATGTCACCTGTGGTACTAGTAGTCATGTGAGTACTATTACTACTAGTATTAACCATGGTTAACCCGCAGCTGGCGACGACCTGGTACTAGTACTGCTAGGCTGGCTAGGTAGTGTAAATGTTACAATTTCGTGTAGAAAATACATGCGCGTTAGTCGCTTGATTGCACGACGGTTAGGTGTGTTTTCGCTACCCATTCGCATATTAATTACATAGTATAGTACTGCCATTACTATAGAAAACAAACGAGTTATTTGTGGCATGGCGCTTGCACTAAATCGGTTGTCGTTTAGTTCCCCCGGCGAGTGGCACCCTAAAGCGCTTGGCGAACGAAAACTAAGGCAGTCAGAGAGTGTTGGACGGTGGAAGCTAGTGCAGTCCTAGCGCCAAGAGTAGCACGGTTCACCGCGAGACTAGAATCTGAACTAACCGCGACGGCAAGTCGCTTAGTCCAAAACGATGCGGAAATGGATCAACACCGCGCAATCGGCACAGGCCCGTGTCAGTGCTTTGTATGTAGCTGCACTGTATGCCAGTATGAGGCAGCACGAACCCGATAGCGTATCCTACCGCGAGAATGATATCGAAAGAGTTTTGTAAAATAGCTACTCTCTCAGTGCGAGTTTGCGGCATGCTGCACGCATGACCGCTCAACGGCTTTACACACCGCGCATACGTTACGGCTGAGAGTGTAGCTACCGCAGCATAGAATTAGCAAGGCAAAGCAACGTCTAACATGAGAACTAAACAGGCGAGAGTTTGCATTGGTGAGTATTGAGTTAGCGATGGTTGACGCAACCCAACACTGTCAGCGCAATTCCCCTTTGTTTCTTCATCCCTTTGACCGCGCATCCCACCTTGCTGTGCACCTATGCTGCGATAGCTACAGACGTAGCAGAATGGATGGTATAAACATGCTATCAGTGAAACATGATGAAGAGAAACAGGTACTCATTATCACGATTGACACTCAAAAGCCTACGCCTAGCGCTAGTGGCAAGACATTGGTGTTGGCTTCTACGCATGGCAATCAGGCGACTACGGTACAGGTGAACGGTCGGCCCGTTATTGTTGGCGTGAATGCCTATATCCGCGCTGGCCGATAGGCACAATTTGTCAGAGAGGTGAACAGTCGAACAATGAAGATTAGACACAGAGAGGCTATGGCTAGAGATAGTCAAGATGGCTCTGTGTCTTTTCTTGATTGTGCGAGAGAGGTGAGAGATGAGACTACGAGACAGAATCATATTCTACTTGATAGTCATAGTTTGGGAAGTACCTATACTGGCTGCATTGGTATGGAGGTGACTATGTGTCCTATATGTATGGGCAGGATTGCTAAGCACTGGTTGGGGCCAGCAGGGGGCATGTTTGTGGCTGTTCTCTATGTTGGGGCGATAGTAGCGCTATTGGGGGGCACTGTGGGAGTGATGATATTGCTGATTTGCGGAAGCGTGATGTTGGGGGTGGGGCTGATTATCCTGGGGATATCAACTAGGACAGTTAACACTGATACATGGGGAGATGTGACATGAGAATAAGTGATGCGGAGATACTGGCATTTTGTCAAGACAAGAATCCTAACGCTACCTCAGATGATGTGGAAGCGTTCAAGAGGTTCGCAGTAGCATTTGAATGTGAGGATGCTGAGACAGCACAAGAGGTACATGAGAAAGTGCTGGCATCTATGGATGCTATTCAAATGGAGCTTGAAGGGAAATCACGGGAAGAACAGGCACTTGTGATACTCACATCTGGGCTGTCTAGACTTGTTGGGATGGAGCCATTATGACAAAGTGCTTCCTGTTGAGGTGTTGTGCCACGAAGAAACAGTGTGAGGTTAGGGGGGCAGCTAACAAGGCTATTAGGTTAGCACAAGAGAAGCGAGAGGCTGTTAGGACAGTAGCGAAGGGGGCACAATGCAAGTGAGTATCATCTGGCATGTGTTCATTTGGTTGGTGAGAGTGACATTCACAGGGAGGGCATAGTGATGAAATACCTAAAAATAGTTGTGATGTTGTTGATCTTGGCAACTGGGGCGTATGGAGCACAGAGGGCGGCTAACAAGTATAAGACACATAAACTGTCATTGAATGCGGTGTTGGTCAGTTGTGAAGATGAGCGGGAGCCAGTGGTGAAGAAACTTGATGGGCCTTTTGTGGTAATCAGTTGTGAGAATAGGTGAGAGATGCCGAATGAGAATGGTTGTCTTGGGAGAAGGGAAGCGCAGGTGTTGGCAGGGGCAATGATTACCATTGTCCAGACGATGCTTAGGCATGAGAAGAGACATGAGACTTGCACTTCACTGACTACTGCTTATTGTGAGGCATTGATTAAGCTCTACCCGGAGTTGGCAAGGGATGGGTCGAATATTCTTGAGATCATGAGTGAGATGGTTAAGCGATATCCACCGGAAAGTGCCGTTTGGGATGGAGGGTGACAATGATTCTGACACACGAACAGATTCATAGCATTGTGAAAAAGATGGAGGGAGTCACAGCTGAGTTTGCTGAGATGGCTGAGGCGACTGGCATCAAGTGGTCAGATATTTCTGACACTGTGAAGCACAAGGCGAAGCAACTTGGCATTGATGGGAAGGGACAGCAGATTGTTAACTTCATGCTGCTCAGTGCTGCGATTGGGTATGCGTATGCAAAAGGGGAGAGGTTCGATGTTGACACAACCACAAGTCATTGATTGGGAAGGTTGGCATTCAGCTATTGTTGATAGGATGTCAAGGATACTCGCTCAATGGGGCAAGGCTGACACTGTTGAGTATGAGTGGTTGAGGAAAGCGGAAATTCAGGCAATCAAGCAGCTTAGGTCAGAGCATAAGCAACAGGTTCACTAGCCTTGTGGCTAGTTGAGTGCTATCTGGGAACGGCCTTAGACAACCAGCGCACAGGATAGCCGTATCCTGTCCTCATAGCACTCTATTAGCTACAAGGGAGGTGCACCATGTGGAGGCAGGTGACTAATGCCTCCTACTTTTCACCTTGTGCCACTAATCTTTCTCCGCATAAGGTGATGCAAGGGGAGCATTTAGCTTACAGACTTTATCTGTAGGGTGCTCCCCCCATTTTATGCTATCCAAGCGGTAGCAGAAAGGTTGGATTGATGGCATCTACAATTTATAACAACAATGGTAATGAATTACCAGCTGAGTTGGTTCAACAGATGTTGGACAGTGAGATGGTGTTTCAAGTCAGGTTGGATAGGAAGAGGAAGAAGTTGGTGTTCCTTGGCACCACAGCACTCACTGAATGTTTGGAAAAGGGTTGGCCGCTTGAGGAATATTTGACAGAAAAGGTTGGGCAAGCGAGAGAGGCTTTGGTGAAGCAGCAATGAGTGGTCAATACATTCTTGATGGACACAACCCAGTGCGATGTGATGACTTGATTCAGTGGGGCAGGTGGTTTGAGACTGGTGACAGGAAAGTGGCTAGGTTTGAATTTCCCAATGGAGTGGTGGTGAGCACTGTGTTCCTTGGGTTGGATCATAGTTTTGGTGGTGATACACCGATTCTATTTGAAACAATGGTGTTTGGTGGGGAGCATGACCAGGCACAAGAGAGATATGCCACTTGGGATGAAGCTGAGGCGGGGCATTTGGAGATGATTGAGAGGGTGAAGCAATGATGACACCTGCTGCACAAGCTCTGTTGGAGGCAATTAGGAAGAAGAAAGACAGTTATGGCGAGACGGGAAGTGTTGATGGGAAGGATGCGAATGTGGTGTTTGGTAAGCCATCACCATTCAATGATCCAGATGTGCAGGACTTTATCATGGCAGGGTTTGAGTTTGCTAGTAAGGGTGAGGATCAGTTCTCAAAGAGAATGGCAGTGGCGGTAAGTTGGATATATTTGGGATATATGGTGGCACAAAATGAGGTGAAACAGTGAATGACAAAGTGGCACTTGAGTTTGCTGCAAAGGTTGGAGAGATTAAAGAAGGGTTGCCAAGGGTGAATAACCATCAAATGGCTACTGCCCTTGGGTTGAGTGAAGATGGGATGGATGAGACGTTGACAATTCTCTCGTTGGAGATAATTAGGCAGGTTGGTGAAGGGAAGCTGGGGTTTGAGGCACAAGCACAGATGTTTCAACTGGGGATTGACCTTGGCAGAGCATATGAGCGTCATGTAGCAGAGGTGAAATAATGGCTCATGGGGATCAAGGACCAAGGCAGCGGGGATTGGTTACAAGGAAGAAGCACAAGGCACACTCTAATGGTTCTAGGGCTAAGACTATCCATGGTACTGGGTGGATTACGGAATGTAGTGTCTGTCCATCTTCATTTCATCCTGTGAGAAAGCAAGTTGAGCCACAGCGAGTGGCTTGTTCGGGGGTGAGGGGGCAGAGTGTGTCATGCAAGGAAGGTCATTCTTGGAGAGTTAAGTGACACCTATTTGTGAAATGTGCAAGGGAAATGTAGCGCTGTTGATTATAAGAAAGGTGGATGGGTTGACACAAGCCGATGAGTTGGTTTGTGTGCATTGTGCTTATGCCATGGTGTCGAGGGTGGAGGTTGGAGTTTATGCGTTGGCGGTCATAAAAGGGGTGCAACAGACATGAGACACAAGTGGCTACATAGCATCAAGGTTAGTTTTTATCACCTATTGTTGGGCATTCCGAAACACAATTTCTGTGTGGTGTGCAATAAGTATACCTTGTTGTATTGCACTTATTGCCTGTTGCCAGCTTGTGGGAGATGTGAGCCATATCACCTTCATAGAGAGGGGGTTTATCGTGGACAGGCACAAAATAATACACTTTGCCAATGAGGTTGCTCATCTTGGGAGGGAGACAGTTAGTTACAAAGAGGGCTTGGCTGCTTTCAAGTTGTGTGTATGGACACTGGAGCAGATGAAAGAAGGGGTTGAGGTTACGGTTGAGATGGTTGATGCAAAGGTGGATGAGTTGATGGAGATGGAGGTGAATGATGAGAATAACGGAGGTAGTACAAATGAGAATCGGTGAACATGAAGTGACTGGTGTGACAAGAGACACTGTGCAGGTGGGGTGTCAGAAGGTGACGAGGGAACAAGTTAAAGAGTTGTTGAAACAGATGGATAGTCAGCCAGAGAAATTGGTGCTGAAGGCTACTAATGGTCCTTCTTCATTGCCTGGATCAGTGTATGTCAATCAGGTTGGTAACAATGTCAGATTGATGATAAGGACTATAACTCAAGCTGAATATTACCTACTTGAGGTTACTCCTGAAGGCATCAAATTAGCAACAGGTTGTACTAATAGTGGTATTGCAACAGAAGAAGGCTCTTCAAAACCAAAAATTCTTACAAACACTATATAAGAACATGGGCAGCAGTTGTCTGCCTGTTGGGTACAAGGCGATGATCGACGCTGAGGGATGCTAATAGCTATCTCCCTCATATTGGTTATAGAGCCAATCACCTTTAGTGGTGGAGCGCACAATTCTATGCACTTGTACTCAACAGAGAGCCAACTGGTGTTAGGTTAGCTCTATTTAGGAGGATGCCATTGGATACATAATTGAATTCCATCGTGGAGATGAGAAATGGAAGCGTTCTCACAACAAGACAGATGATGGTGAATTTCTTCATGAGGTTGAGTTTGATTCTCAGGAAGATGCCGAGTTGGAAGCAAAGAAGCAACAAGGAAGTGACATACGTTATAGGTATCGAGCTGTTGAGACTGACACAAAAAAGGGGAATGATGAAATGGCTACTGAGAGTGAATTGAGAAAAGCAATTGATGCTGCCATGGCTAACAAGACGCTGGAGAAGCCGACTGTTACTCATACAGCAACAATTGAGAAACACGATGGGGCGATCATGGTCCCAAGGACCATGGGGTACCTGGATGCTGCTAACCTGTTGGTTGAGAGGGATAAGTATGAACAACAGGTTATTACTGTCAGCAGGGTGTTTGATGCGTTTCCATGGGATGGGGCGGTGGCGCTTGACACTATTTTGAAGGGGAAGTATGGGTGGAGTCCAATGAGGCCAACTCCTTCATTCTTTGGATCGACACCCCCACAGGCTATTCAGGTTGAGGTGTCATATGGAGTGTATAGGTCGGTTAGCTGGGGGAGGTTCTTCATCCCTGGTATTGAAGCGGTGTTGGACATGGGAGCGGTTAACCAAAAGGGGAGGATTTGCTTCACCATCACTGGTCAGAAGGTGAAGAGGATGTGGCAACCACAGGTGGATGAGTTGCTGGGGTTGGTGGCTAATGAGTTGGTCAGTAACTCCATCTATCGTGGCAAGGCGTGGACGTTGGATATCACTGGTGCCATGAATCTTGGTGAGAATCCCTCACCAAAGTTGGTTGACACCGACATTGATCCAGCGCAGCTTATTTTCAGCCAATCAGTCATGGACAAGGTGGAAACTAATATCTTTACTCCATTGAAGCGTTATGCTGATTTGAAGGCAGCTGGGGAGAGGTTCAAGAGAGGGGTGTTGTTGAGTGGGACGTATGGCACTGGCAAGACCCTTGCGGTGAAGGTGGCTTCCAAGTATGCAGTGGATAGCCACATCACCTTCATCAATTGTCCCCATGCCAGCGACCTAGCTGCTTGTGTGGAATATGCGAGGTTGTACCAGCCAGCGGTGGTATTTGCGGAGGATATTGATAGGGAAACAAGTGGTGAGAGGTCAGCTGAGATGGATCAAATTCTCAATGTGGTGGATGGGATTGATTCAAAGAAGGCTGATGTGATGATTGTGCTCACTAGCAACAATGTTGAGTCAATTAATAAGGCAATGTTGCGAAAAGGTAGGTTGGATGCAGCCATCAATGTCACGCCGCCTGATGCTGAAGCGGTGGAACAGCTAATCAGGAGCTATGGCAAGGGACTCATTGCGGTTGGGGAGAGTGTGAAGGAAGCTGCTGGTATCTTGGCAGGCACCATTCCAGCTGACATTGCTGAGGCGGTGAAGCGAAGCAGGTTGGTGGCAATCAAGAACAGTCCAGTTGGTACTCATAGAGTTACTGTGAGCGGTGCTGACATGGCGGAAGCAGCGAGGGCAGTGAAAGATGAGCTGGATTGGTTGAATGGAAGGTCGGCTCCGGTTGAAGAGGTGACGATTGATGCGCTGGTGGCGAGGGCAGCTGCTAGGGGTGCCAATGGTCATTTTGAGACTACCGACAATGTTCATTCCATTGCCGAGCACACTCATGCATTGACACAGAAGATTGCCAAGGCTACTGGAGCACTTTAACAATTAACCTGCAATGGCTTGTTAGGCATTGCAGTATCTAACCATGTTCCAGATAACCTCTAATCGTCCAAGTAGCAAGTTGCATTCCGTGTTCTAGACATACGGTATACGCACAACGCTCAACGGACTACCTGAGGTTGGTATGAGAATGGTTAGATATTGGAATGCCTGACCAAGCTAACCTGTCTATCCGCGTGGATAGGTTAGTTGGTTAATCATTCCCCTACTGTGCGAGTGTCTCAAAAGGGGGGCACTCGCATGGGTTAGGAGAGGATGATATGTATATGACAAAAGAGCAGCTTGAGGAACTGGAATTTTACCACAAGAACTTTCATGCCCCTGTAACACTTGATGCAATAGTCAGAACAAAGGAGACAAAAATGAGACAAACAATATTCTCGAAAACTGTCACAAAGCAATGGGAGATGTTTGACTTGGCAGCAAAACATCTTAATCGCATTAGCCTATGGGGGCCACCAGGGATCGGGAAGACCTTCGGGGCTTGTGCCCTTAGGAATCATGGGGAGACACTTTCTGTTACATTGTCGGAAGACATTGTGGCTCAGGAACTGATGGGGCATTATATACCGAAGGGCAATGAGTTTGTTTGGCACGATGGGCCTGTGACTACCGCAGTGCGGAATGGCTACAACGTAGTGGTTAATGAGCTTGGGAGGGCATCTGCGGCGGTTAAAGACATGTTCTTGGGGGTGTTGGACAACCCTGATGTATGTAAGCTGACCATGCCCACTGGGGAGGTGGTGAGTCCAAAGGATAGCTTCAAGGTGATTGCCACCTCCAATAGTGGGCCAGAGGAGCTTGATCCAGCGTTGGCCGATAGGTTTGAGGCGGTGATTCATGTACAGGGGCCGCACCCAGAGTTGGTGGACATATTTGAGAAGCACTTGGGTGGGTTGGGGGAGGCGATTATGAGTAGCTATAGTGGGTCAGAGCCAATCTCCTGTAGGTCGGCGCTGACGTTGGTTATTCTGACACAAAAAGGCGTTGGGATGGAGGATGCTGCCAAGATTGCGTTTGGGCCAAAGGCTAGTGTGGTGGCAAGGTTGGATAAGGGGTAGAAATGATTATACAGGTATGTAGGGTCAAAGTGGTTGAAGAGAAAAGGGTTAGGAGGGTTGCCAAGCCTGAAACAGCCACCCAATTCTTCAAGATATTTGGGGACAACCCATCTGAAACACTTAGGAAACTGTTAGGCAAATCGGCGTTGGAAGATGAAGATAAAAAGGGTGCTAGGACGATATTGTGGGATGGCAAGGGCGGTGACAACCCCGACCTGGGGGACACTAACTGGGGCAAGATGGTTGTTAGGAAGGAGAAGTTGACTAAGACCGAACGTCACCATTCGTTTAGGCATCGTTATAGCTATGTGGGGCCATTTAGGTATCCACATCGTGCGCTGTTGCCAATTAGCGACGGCAGGGCGTGGCATCACCGTGCATCAGGCAAGGGTGGAACAGTGCTGATTGATTGGTCGGGGAGTATGTCACTAACCTCAGATCAAATCCTTAAGGTTTTGAGGAATAATCCATTAGCTACGGTGGGGGCTTATCATTCTTTGAAGGGTGATAAAACAGGGGTGCTCAAAATCCTAGCCACCAACAACAAATATGCAGAAGAGTTTGATGAGGATTATGAAAATGGCAATGTAGTGGATGGGCCTGCTTTGAGGTGGCTGGCTAGGCAGGATAGGCCGAGAATTTGGGTTAGTGATGGGGAGATTACAGGGATTGGTGATGAAACTGCCAACCCCGCAATGATGGTTGAGGTGGCTAGGATCATTGCGAGGTCAGGGATACGGTGGATTACTGGGCTGAATAAGTTGCCAAAAAGGTTATAAGTTGTCCCACAGACCCTGAGACAATAAGAGAAGAAACAGCGAAAGGGCTAAGTTGTTGAAAACATGTGACTATAAGTCCTTTGTTTCGGTGTATGTCAATGAGAGTGAAGATAGAAGGGGAAGCGAAAGTTAAAAGTCCTCACACTCTGCCATATGCTAATCTAAAGGACTTAGCTCGTTTTGGGTCTGCATTCCTTGTTTATGAAGTCCTTCATGCGACGAAGCTCGGCATCTACGTCCTCATCGGTCATCACTTCAATAATCTCTGGGAGGCCGAAAGAAAGGTGCCCATCTCTTGTAAACATGCCTAGGGAGGTGAAAGAGGGAGCATTTTTGAGACTGGCATAGAGTATACGAGAGGGATCAGCTGGATTCTCCACCTTGCCTGCTTCGATCATTATTACTGAAGAAGTATGGTAGCCCCAAGAGGCGGCACCGGAGATGCGCTCCCTTGGATTGCGGTAGCGCTCATAAGGCTTCATTTTAGGTGTTTCCATGATGCCAACGACGGTTAGGCCATTAGGAAAGTCTTTGGATTCAGTGCAATAGGCTGAAACTTTTCCTAAAAACTCCCTTATCTGCATCCTACGTTGGGGGTCGGGGGGAAGGTCGCCAAAACCTTCCCAGACTAGCATTTGGATGCCCATTTTGGCAGCTTCTACTAACACTTGTGGGCAGGTTTTATTGTGCTGGCCGAAGGCAGGGATGATAGGAATATCTGCTAGGTTGATGCCTAAACCTTTGATGGTTTCTTGTGCTTCAATCAATAGTCGATCACCAGAGACATAAGCCCAAGGTACAGGAAAACTTTTGAAGCCCATAATAGGCTTGCCTTTTGACCAATCAACCATTGTGGGAAGTATCCAACGGGTTTTTCCTACATTTGATGCACCACCTATAAGGTGGACTCTGCGGGATGGGAAGACATCTTGGATAAGGAAGTCTGACATTTTCTCTCCGATATAGCGATAGGGGGCACTCGGAGAAATGCCCCCAACCGCTGAAGGTGTTGCACCAGGCAACATCGGCTGGCCTGCCGACCTTTTTAGTTTAACACGAAATTTGATGCAATTTTAGATATAATCGGTTGCATGTTGCTACAAAAAAGCAACCAAACGGCCATTAAGTTGCTCTAATAATTAAAAGGATATGAAAATGAACGCAGAGCTGAAGGGGCTGAGGGATGCGCTACAGGCGGCAATCGCTTTGCTAGAGAATCTTCCGCATCAGCACGCTAAGGCTGGCTGTCCAGTCTGCGAGAACATAGACGCATGGAAGGCCATCGCCGCCGCCCCGCAAGCTGCCGCGCCGCCGTTCGATGCGCTCAAATGGCTCAGGCAAGAATACCAGGATTGGGTTAGCGACGTTAAGGAGTACGAACTGGAACTAATTGAGCGAGCTTATCGCTCAGGACAAGGAGGTGCCTCAGTGGATGCGCGTGACAAACGACATAGACAACGCGATTTAGCGCAACAGTCCGGGGAGCACCGAGCGGACAGCAGTGGAACGAGTGCCGCCCCAGGGGTGATGGCGAAACAGTGCAATCATAAATTTGGAGATACTTGCGGTCCTGAATGCGAAGTATTCAGCAACGAATTGACGCCAGCACAGATTGAACGGTTAGCTGTTCTTTCTGAGGAACTAGGCGAGGTACAACAGGCTATAGGCAAGATTTTGCGCCACGGCTATGAGTCATACAATCCGGTCGTTGATACCGGGATGACGAATCGCCGCGAACTTGAGCGCGAGTGCGGAGACGTTTATGAGGCAATTCTAATGCTCTGCCGCGCAAAGGACATCAACGACGCAGGGGTGAACAAGCGCCAAGCAGAGAAGCACGAAAGTATTAAACGCTGGTTGCATCATCAGGCGTGACCGCTGAATCGCAGGGAAAGTGAACGCGGAGGGGTGAGAAATGGAATGCGATTGCGTGACTTGGATTCAGCAACTTCCAGTTCCAAGCAAGATTATAATCTTTCGCTGTTCTAGATGTGAGACTTCCTACACTCTCTATCCAGACGGGCAGATTCAGTATGAACAACGCAACGATAGATTAATTAGTGCGGGGTCGTGAGGAGGCAAACGGCAATGGCAGACGATAGTGCGGTGAAGACGTGGCGAGCGAAATGGTCCTGTACGTTCGTCAAGGATATTCCAGATGAAGCATGGGATGAGTTCGCTCGGGAGCGCGTGCTGGCGGAAGCGAAGTGGTGGCGGCATCTAGTAATCATGCACGAAGAGTCCTATTTTGCGGTCGAAGGCGACAAGCGCATCAAGCAAATCGAGGAGCAATCGTGAGCAGGTTTTTCTGCTGGCTATTCGGATGTGATGTTGTGGTTGGTTACGATGGGGATATATGGTGCGACAGA